AAGAATAGCGAAGCAATGAAGCTGATGGGTGAGAATGTGAATATTCTCTCTAAGCAAATGGGGGGTGACACCATAGCGGCTACTGATGTACTCAACACCTCACTGAATCAATTTGGGGTGAGTATGGAAGACCCTATCAAGGCGGCAAAGGTGATGACAGAGATGATGAATGTGATGTCCGCCGCTGCCCAGAATGGGTCGGCCGAACTCCCGCAAATCAAGCAAGCATTAGAGCAGGTGGGTATGGTAGCTAAGACTACGGGTCTATCATTTGCCGAGACCAACGCCTATATTCAGCTATTAGATCAGGCAGGTAAGAAAGGAAGTGAAGGAGGGATTGCCCTTCGTAACGTACTGACTACTCTTTCAGAGGGTCGCTTTACTTCCAAACTTGCTGCCGATGGACTTAGGGAAGCGGGGATCAGTACCGATTACTTAGCCGATAGTAGTGTGCCCTTGCACGAGCGATTGAAAACCCTGCGTAAGATACAGGGCGACACTGCCCTGATGACTAAGGTATTTGGAAAGGAGAATATGGCTGCCGCCATTGCCCTTATCAATACCGCTGATGAGGCCGAAGCGATGAGCAAAAGTATTGAGGGAACCAACTCAGCCGTAGAGCAAGCAGGGGTGATCATGGAAAGTACATCTGAAAAGAATGCGCGCCTTACCGCTCAAGTAGAAGATTTTAAGATTTCTATTTTCAACGCAACAGGAGGGGCATTCGGATACGCAGGAGCACTAAGTGATATTGTTCAACAAATGACAGGACTTGCGCCTATAGGAAGCGTCTTGATTAATACCTTTTCCTTTCTTACTAACGCACAAAAAAGGGCCGCCCTATGGACAAATATTTGTTCGGTGGCTACCAAGGGAATGGCCGTGGCACAAGGAATTCTGAACGCTATTATGAATATGAACCCTATTATGCTGGTGGTAAGTGCTATAGGGGTGCTTATAGGATATGTTACGGTAGCTATTAGCTATTTTGACTCCTTTGGCTCTACTATGCTACTCCTCTTAGGTCCTATAGGTATGCTCATTAGTGCCTTTATGATGATAAAAAGGCATTGGGATAGCATCGTCGAAGCCTTTAAGTCAGAAGGTATTTTAGCAGGTTTTAAGCGTATAGGCTTGGTGTTATTAGATGTAATAATGGCACCACTACAAAAGATATTAGGATGGGTTGCCGAGCTCACTGGTTGGGAATGGGCGGCCAATGCTTCAGGGAGTGTGGAGGAGTTTCGTAGGAATATGGACTTAGTCTCTGACGAGGAAAAGGCTAACACCCAAAAAGACGATAAGCCACAAGAAGTAACGGTAGTAGAGAATAAAGATAGCTTTGACCTTACTAAAAATAAACCTACTGTTCCCACAGTTGGGGGCGTGGCAGCTACCAAAACAATGAATAGCACGGGGGTAGGAGGTGATAAGAGTAGAAGCGAAAACAAAGTGCGTAACCTTAGTATTGGAAAGATGATGGATAATTTTAATATCTATATGAATGCCGACAAAGGATTAGATAAACAACAACTCCTACAAGCAGTAAGAGAAGTGTTACTAACTGCTACTGCCGACTTTGCAGGGGGTAATGATTGACAAATATGATTGATTTTAATTTTCAACCACAGCCAGAAACAATTGCTAAAACGGTAGCCTTAAACTTGGCTTTTCGCTTTGGTATGCAAACGGGCAAGCCCTTAGAGGTTAAGAAGTTTGATGGCGAGTTTGTCACAATGAGTGACTTAGAAAATCGCCCTTGGCTTACCTCCTTGCGTATGAGTACCCACCACGAGGGCGAGCGTTATAGCCTGTTATTTCAGGAAGTGGTTATTTCTGTCACCCAAGAGCGCAATATTGTAACTACTTCCCTACAAGGGAGAGATGGTACAATCAAGGAGTATATTAGTAATGGCGACTATGGTATTACTTTGGATATAGCATTAACAGACTATGAAGGAGAGCCAGACGAGCAGACAGACGAAGAGTTTTTATTGCCAAAGCAAGACTACCCTATAAGTCGCTTAGAAACTCTTAGAAAACTGCTCACTACGCCACAAACTGTAGAGGTGGAAAGTGATTTTCTATATGCTTTTGGGATTCGTTCTGCTGTGGTGACTTCCTTCTCTTTGCAACAGGAAACACACAGCAATCGCCAGAGCGTACAGATACAAATGCTTTCCGATGAGCCTTACGAAATCAAACAAATACAACAAGACGAGTATGTTAAGATTAGTAAGTAGAATAACCATTGAGACAGGTAGCACCCGCTGGCAATTCAATTCTGTAGCCGAGTGTAACATTGTAGAAGATATGGAAAGCCTTACCGACACCTGTGAACTAAAACTGCCACGCAATATTCGCTGGCAAGGGTATATAAGTGAAAAAGGTATGCCTCCAATCAAGCGAGGCGATCGCATTACGGTAGAACTCGGTTATGATGATGACTTAAAAGTACGCTTTGCAGGTTACGTGCGTTCGGTAGATGCCAAAGTGCCTATCACCATAAAATGTGAAGATGGCATGTTTCTACTAAAAACGCTAAAAGCCGAGCCTAAAGCCTTTAAGAACGCTACCCTCAAAGAGATAGTGGAGCATCTGCTCAAAGGCACAAATATTAGCTACAAACTCATTGATGATAATATACAAGTAGGAACCTGGCGTATCACCCAGCCCAACGTATCGCAAGAGTTGCAAGAGCTAAAAGACAAGGTAATGCTTAGTAGTTACTTTAGGCTTATAGACGGAGAATCGGTGTTGTACATTGGATTAGCCTACCCTATAGACAATCGCGAAAAACACCTTTTTAAGCACGGCAAAAATATCATCAGTGAGGATTTTACTTACCGTGATAAAGATGATATAAGGGTACGAGTGGAGGCACAGAGCTTTAACGCCAAGCATAAGAAACTCACCTACGAATATGGTGACAAAGACGGAGAAGTAATAAAGCTCCGCATAGATGGACTGACAGAAGAGGAACTAAAGAAGTACGCAATGCAGGCGTTGGAAAGATACAAGCAAAGTGGTTTTAAGGGCTCTTTTGAAACCTTTGGTGTACCCGAAGTAAGCAAGTGCGATATGGTGGAAATACACGCCTCCGATGGCAATAGTGGTACTTATTTAGTGAAAAAGAATGAGATTAGTTTTGGTACAAACGGCTATCGTCAAAAGATTGAATTAGGGAATGCACTATGATAAAAGATCTGATACAACAATTGGCTTATACAGGGCAGGAACTATATGTTAAGGTATGTAGAGTAACTTCTATAGATGAGGAGGCTAAAACTGCTGATGTAAGCCCCTTAGATGGTAGTTCACCTATTAACGATGTATATTTAGTAGTAGACTTTGATAAGGGAGGTTTTTACCTACAACCAAAAATAGGTTCGCTGGTATGTGTGGCTTTTATCAACAAGGAAACGGCAATAGTAGTAGGAACCTCCGAGTTGGAGAAAGTAGAATGTATCTTGGAAGGTTTTACCCTAAAGATAGAAGATGGTAAATTGCAACTTAAAAATGAGCAAGCCGATTTTAAAACCCTTTTAATAGAGCTTTTAATAGAGCTTAAAAGCGCTATCATACAAACCCCTTCAGGCCCTGGTAACTTTGCCCCGCAGAACATAGCCAAGTTTGAAGAAATCAACAACAAAATAAACCAACTATGGCACTAAACAAAGAACAACTCAAACAAGGCATTATCTCCCTTCAACGGGATATGCTTACCAAAACCGAACCGAGTATGGAAGAGTATGCCGAACGCTTAGCAAGCCCTATTGATACCTTTGTCAGAAGCGGCGAGGTAACGGTGCAAGCAGGAATCACCCTACAAGCAGGAACTTATACAGGCGCCACGACCAGTACAGGAACGGGGACAATAAGCTAAGCGGTTAGTAACTCAAAATTAAAAACTTAAAAAATGGATTGGATATTAGAAGGACTTAAAGAACACATCATATCATTCTTAGGAATGGTACTCTCAGGTTTGGCAGGTTGGTTTTTTGGCCGCCCAAAGCAACAAATGGAGTTACAGACCAATGAATTAGACAATGTGGATAAAGCGGTGAAGATATACCGAGAGATGATAGAAGACTTAGGGGCTAAGTATGCCAATGCAATCGAAGAACTCAAGAAAGCCAATGCCCGCATTAAGGACTTAGAGGCTTCCGTAGAGGAACTTTTAGCAGAACTTAAAAAATACAAGCAACTCAATGGTAAAACAAAATGATTGTCACAGTCCTACATAATCAGTCACTATTAGACCTCGCTCTACAACATACAGGCACAATAGAAAGTATCTTTGAGTTTGCCGAAGCCAACACTATTAACATCACTGATGATGCGCAAGCGGGCAAAACCTTAGTATTACCGGCAGAAGCTTTTACCAACAAAGATATTTTAGGCTACTACACCGCTAAGAATTTGCAGCCCGCAACGGCTTTTTCTAAGGAAGATGAACAAGTTTTTGAAAGGCTTGAGGGTATCAGCATTTGGGCAATAAATTTAGATTTTGTAGTAACACAACAATAACTATGGCACGAACGATACAAGAAATACAAGAACTCATCTACCAAGCCAAAGCACAAGAGCCTGCTTTGAATGAGCTCAACAGCACCTCCAAAGTAGCTATATGGCGCTTGTGGGTGTATATTATAGCGGTGGCGATATGGAGCTTAGAGAAGCTATTCGACCTACATAGGGCAGATATTGACAAACGCCTTGCCGAGCTTAAACCCCACACCGCTCGTTGGTATAGAAGCAAAGCCCTTGCCTTTCAGTATGGTTTTGATCTTTTAACTGACAGCGATAAGTTCAACAATACGGGACACACAGAAGAACAGATAGAAGCAAGCAAAATTGTCAAGTACTCTGCCGTTGTGGAAAGCCCAAATGAGGGGCGTTTGATAGTAAAAATAGCAGGAGAACAGGGCGAGCAATTGCAACCTATTACCGATGCCCAAAAGCAAGCCTTTGAAGCCTATTTGCAGGAAATCAAAGACGCGGGCGTACGCCTATCGGTAGTAAATTATCAGCCTGATGTGCTGCACCTGCAAATGAAAATCATCTATGACCCGCTTGTATTAGACAGTAACGGACAAAGTATCATCCACGCAACTAAGCCAGTCGAAACGGCTATTAAAGAATATTTAAAACGCCTACCATTTAATGGCGAGCTCGTATTAGCGCATCTCATTGACGAACTTCAACAAGCAGAAGGAGTGAGGATACCACATTTGGTACTGGCACAGAGTAAACATATTGGAACTAATGGCAACTATGGGGCATTCGAAGCCATAGAGATAAGCAAGATACCCACTGCCGGCTACTTTACCATTGATAACTTTAACGACATCACTTATGTCAGCAATGTATAATTTTAATATTGACAAACTGCTCGTACTGCTTACCCCTACTTTCCTGCGAAAGAGAAAATTAGTGGCGTGGCTAAGGACATTAGCAATGCCTCTGAACAAACTATTAGATGACTTTAAAGTACATAGAGAAAGAGACTTGTATAACCTTACCCACAACAGCCAAGTATGTTATTTCCGTAAAGCTCTTAATGATGAGTTTGACCCTCAGCTAAGACGTATTAAAATAGAAGACGGCACGCGGAATATAAGACGATACATTTACCAAAGAAATGTCAATAGACCTTTGTACTTGGGTAGAATGTTCCTATACTTACGGGGTAACTATATTGATGGAGGTGTAGATTTCGTAGTAGTACTCCCACGAGGTTTAGAATATGACAAATACAAATTAGAAGCTTTAGTGAACTTCTATAAGCTCGCGGGCAAGAGATGGACTATAAGAATTGATTAATATGAACAAATTAAACTTAACACACGAGGCGGGCTACCCTTTTGATGTGAATTTCCTTGCCTTTATGCAAAATGCCTACAGCCTATTTAACAATTTGGGACACCTTGCAGGTAATAAGGTGATTGTTTCTGGATGTGAGCAGTCGGGAAATACCCTTTCGGCGGGCACTGTATTTATCAATGGTGAACTGTTTCCCTTTGAAGGTGGGGCAAAAGATAGTACAGTGTTTATCAAAGAGCTTACCAATGAGGTAACCTTTGAAGACGGATTTCTCCGTCCCTTGGAGGTGATAAGGAGTGTAGCATTCGGCAGGTCTACCCCTGAGAAGACTTTTAATTGGGAAGACTTCAAAAGACTGAATAACCTACAAGAATTAGAAGATAGAAAGGCAGAAAAGCAAGCATTGAATGACTTAAAGAGAGAGGTAGAAATACTTAAGTTGCAAAAGCAAGCGGTGCCTATAGGCCTGATTGCTTTATGGGGCAGGCCCGCCTCGGAAATACCCGCAGGCTGGCGTGAATACGTGAACTTACGAGGTAGAATGCCGGTAGGTCTTGACCCCGACTATGTGAAGAAACCCGAAGACTCACAAGACTATCGCCTTAACGCACTCAACCAAAGTGGAGGTGAACGCTCCCACAAACTCACTATTGATGAGATGCCAAGCCATAGCCATAACATTGAGAATATACCCTGGTTAGTCCGTGATAATGATAGAGGAGCCTTATCTTCTGACTTCAGTGCAGATGATCCTGATAGTCGCACTACCTCACCTACAGGTGGCGATCAACCTCACAATAATATGCCTCCCTATCGTGTGGTGCAATTTATTGAATACGTAGGATTCTAAATAGAA